ATGCAGATTAATGTTAAATAACGCTGATTTGCAAATTATAAAATATTCTTGCAAATCAGCTATGTAACATAATCTGTCGTCACATTATGCGAAATCTCAGCATTAAAAAAACTGATCCACATCAACTGAAAAAAACCAAATAGCAAAAGGGCTAAAAACTGTAAAAAAGCCCTGATAGTTCTGTATAACAGAGAATCTAAATTCTGTAATATTTTGTATGAAAAATTCTTGTATGTCTTGTCTGCTGTGAATATAACATTGTACGCCCACAATAACGACATTCAACGTATCTCGATGTGTAGTCTTGCAAAAATCCGTAGACTACGCCTTGCGACCCTTCCGCACTGCTACAGGGACTCGCAATTCCCCTGAACGGCTTTTTTGGGTTACTTCTACGGTAGAACATATTGATGCCTTTAGTAATCAAAGAGAAATGCTTTCAAATCAAATCAGCCCTTGTCTACGTGCTTCCTGAACTTTTGCTATGTATTCAGCATCAAAATCGTTCACAGAACGCTGATTTTGCATCATAGGCTGTGATTGAGAAGGCATAGGTGCAAATTGTCTCTGTTGCTCTTTAGCAAAGTAATCAAAAGGTCTATCACCTGAAACATAACGCCTACAATCCTTCTGACTCATATCAATCTTAGTTGCTTGCTGTGTATAGCATGAACAACTTGATTTGGATGCTATACAACCTGCTAAACGTGGACGCTGCTGTAATTCATACATCACCGGAGGATTAAAGTCATATGGCTTACTTACATCATATTCAAACTGCTGTGTCTTATTCTCTCCAGCAGCTGCATATTGCGTACCTAAAGGTTGTGATGCTGCACGTTCTTGGTCTAAAGGTACATTATCTGTTTTCTGTGATTCTGTTGGTTTAACACCTGTTTTTAATTGATCCAAAGCATTTGTTTCTTGTCCTGTCATCTGCTTAATAGCCGTGACAGCATAACTAAATATTGGAATCTTAGTTACACCAACAACCGTAATCAGAACAATAGCGACAAATAAAAGAATATATCCAAATACTTTCCATGAAATATTGAACTTCATTGAGCTGTGTGATGAGGCGCTCACATACATTCTTTGAAATTTCTTACGATATGGCAAATAGATATGTTCTATGTATTTCTTTGGATCACGTGTTGAATCAGCAGCAGCCCTTGGATCGGAAAGATACTTATCAAAAACATAGATACCACATGCTTGTACCTTTTGAGGTGGTCGCTTAACAAAGTAAAGTTTATCTACCAGTTTTCGTAATGAATAGTTTAAATCCTCAGAATCCTGAGTAATCAAAAATACGTTTTTATCCGTATGTCGAACTTTAGACATACCCTTAACTAATCGATGCTCTGAATATTTACGACCATCCCAGTTGTATGGTGGGCAATCACGAACCTCATCAATAAAATGGTCTGATCCCCAAGGTGTACGAATCCAGTCAAGATCAGGAAATGGAAGCACACCATCAATTTTTAATCCGTTAATATTTGCATATAACTGGCGAACTGGAAGAATTGCCGTTAGCTTTAATTGTTCTTCAGTATAAATCTGCTCAATATATTTGTTATAGAAAAAGTAGTATTCAAAATAATCCTCAAATTGTACGCCATCCTCTAACTTGTCAAAATATGAATGATTACAAGTCTTTGTAAATTTCTCATTGCCGATTTCATAAGTAAATGTGTAATCCTTGGATAACAAGTCGCGCTCTTCGAGCAGCGTCCTGTTTTCATCAAAAATTGGCACATTCTTTTTTATATTTTCTAAATTAATTTGCTGTAAATCATATATTTTAGTGACTGCATAATATGACTTACCTTCTCCAGGCTTTCCAATAATTGCATATAGCATTTTATATCTTCCTCAAGCTAAGCTTGCCCGCGTTCATCGTTAAACGAATCGAAATACCCGATAAGATGTAACTAATAGCCACATCCAAGCCACATATATCAATTAAGTAAAAAAGTGCTGAAAGCATCGAAAAACTATCTTTGACATAGTTAAGCAAAATTGAATAAACACCTTGAGTGATGCCAAATGTCACAAGACCTAGGCCAGCACCTAAGAGTAATTTTTTAAATGCAAAACTGAGTACCTTTTCAGCAAGATAAGGCAGCAACAAACTTAATAACCTAAGCATCTGAGCCACCCTTGTATTGACCAGTAACGATCAAGAAAGCAATCAACATCCCAACAAATATGACCCACGGACGAGCTAAAGAAGCGCCATAGCAAAAGTTTTCATAGCTAAAAGAAATTTCATGTGCTTGGAGTAAATTGTACCTAATCACCATTGGTGGTGGGCATTGAGCTGATGCATTAATAATATTGCCATCAAAGTTTGTATCAATTTCACGCTGTAAAACATCAACTTTTCCATCAGGAAAAGAACCGCCTAAATCATCCTCAGTACATTCACGATATTTACCAGTACTCTTATCCAAACATTTAGTTTGTGAATCAATTGAATCCTTAATGTCATAAAGTGTTCTATTTTCTTCACCTAAAGCTTCACTGGCAGCAATAGTTGCATCTTCGATATTGTCTAAATGTTCATTTGATTTATCTAATTTTTCATTTGTTTTATCTATTTTAGTGTTTAAATCTTTTCCATTTTTATCAATAGAATCTAAAGACAGATTAGCTTTATCAGAATTTTCCTTAATATTTTTTAAATGTTCATTTGATTTATCTAACTTTGTGTTTGTTGCATCAAGCTTAGTATTAGTTATGCCCAATGTATCAGTAACTGATTTAAAACCAGTTGATAAAGTAGAGTTAATTGAACTTACCGCACTTGAAATAGCAGAAGTTAATGCAGAAGTCTGTTGAGATATAGCACTGGTAATAGCAGATGTTTGTGAACTAATTGCGTTTACAATCTGACTAACATCAAATTCATAATTATTTGTATTACAGTTATTTGTCCCATTGCACTTACCATCCCCACCACCGTTATCAGGTGGATTATTCGGATCATAGGGCGTGTTAGGATCATTCGGATTTGGATTATTTGGCGAGTTTTTTATACAAATTGCCTTGCCGTTAAAACTACCTTGTTTATAACCATCGGGACAATTCTTACTAGGTTCTTTATCACAATATGCTTTTGTACATTCAGATTTTGGCTTGCCTGAACCAGTCAATGACTCGTTTGGAGAAGTGTTACCAGAAGTACAAGATTCTGTTGATTTAACATACTTCCCTTTAAAAACAATAGGGCCAGTATCAGGATCACCATCACCCGACAAAAAATCATATTTAAATTTACAAGAGTTAGAACAAACATAAGTATTTTGAAATTTTAAAGTTGCCTGATCAGTTAATGAGACATATTCAGCATCATTAGCCCAATCTGAAACAGTAACACTACCAGAATACACAGCTGAACCGTCCGCGGTACATGTTCTATTAACAAATTTTGAGTAAATTAAATAACTAGAATTATTGCCTTGATGATTTTTAAAACTACAATAACCGCCCTCAGGATTTTTATTTGTTATTCCCAAATATGTATAATTTGACTGCAATCCTGCCTGACATGCTTGTTCTTGAGTATCAAATTCAACATTGGGTTTTGTGCCGTCAATCATGTAATAAACACGAACATTAGCTGCAAATGAACTAACTGAAATTAATGTTAAAAATATAAAGAATAAATATTTGAAGAATCTCATAAAAATTCCCCGTCTATTTAAACAAGATGATTGCAGGAACTATCCAGCAAAGTAGATAAAAGTAAGGAAATAATTCAGACATATTAGACACCACACAAAAAAATTCGACCTGCGCGCCCTCGGTCGCAATTTTTTCGTGTGGCGCGCTATTTGATTAGAATGCTGCGCGAATCGCTTTAATACCCTTAGCAGCAAGTGGAATCATTAACCACGCAGTACCAACGACACCTACAGCAACAACAATAAGACCCAAATAAGTCAAAATATCAGTTGTTGCAGGTGCCTCTGGAGCAGCAGCATTAGCCACATTCATAAGCGCCATTGGAGCAGTAACAGCTAAGCTATACTTCGCTGAAGTACGGAAACGCTGAAACCATGTTTTTTGATGAAGATTTTTTTCTTCGATACGTTCTACATTTTTTAAACCCATGACGGTTCTCCTTTAAATAATTAACGTAGAGTTTTTATAAAGTCTGCTAACTCTCTATAGCCCTTAGCAACAACACAAATGAGCCAGAAACCACCGCCCATGACCGTAGCCTCTTCGATGGTTAAAGGGGGCAAAATGGAAGTAGAAACGACTACCCATTCCATGCATTGTTGGATGCCGTTAGCATCAGGTTGTGAAAACTGACTACATCCAAAAATTTGCATTCTTTTTATCTCTTTTGAAAACGTTCAATAAACCACTTGATCAGACAAGTGACTGCATAAGAATTTGCTAGCAATCCAACTACAAGCAAATACCAGATGATGTATATAGCTACCTGATTCATAATCAATCCTTATCTCGATGCACATATAGACCAATAAAGAAACCGACCAAAGCAGCCACAATAAGACCAATAAAAAGCCAAGAGCTATTCATTACTCACCCCTTGCACTTAGACATGTGAAAGTACAAATATTGCTTATGAAAAAAAGACAAACACTTAGGACATTCAACTTGATTATCCCCCATGATAGCTGTTATATTCATACTTAAAATTCTCTAAGTTATTGATTTTATTAACATATTATACATTATACGAAAGGCTGTATTTCAAGCCTTTGATATATAAGAACTTATACTGTTGTCTTAGGTACTTGTGGCAGCTCAACATCACAAACAACGTATTTCACGCCTTTACCACTGGTAACCATGTCAAAAGTGATTTTTGCTTCAAGTGGAAAATCAGCCTGTTTAAATTTACGAAGCAAAGCGATGTTTGCTGAATCTTGCCAGTTGAAAGTCTCACAACCGTTGCCGATCGCATTACCTTGAGATAAATCCATTGGGATTTGGCAAAATAGCTGTACATGATCGTAATGACGACCAGAGCCATCTGTAGGCTTAAAATCGACAGCTTTAGCACCTAAGATTTTTACAGTTGATGTATGCATTACATTCTCCGAGCAGTTATAAGCACGTGATCGAGTCGCTTGGGAAATGCAAGCGGATCAGAGCAACAAATTAAATTGATGAGTTCTTCAGGTTCGAATACGTCTTTAAAGACGTTGATGTATTTCCCGTATTGATGCTTCATATTTTCGATAGCATTCTGGAAATTGATTTGAGCCGTTTTCGTAATGGTTTCAATACGTTCAGGCTGTATATGTTCTGCTAAATCACGGAAACAAGGATAAGCACCTATGAAATATTCAGACGGTGCAAGTAGCATGTCGAACGGTAAAACACGATCAATTGACTTAAATTCAACTTCAGCACGTTGCCAATTGTCGTCAGGATCACCTTCGGCACGTCCTTTTTCGTATATTCTCAAGTACTTGCCAGAATCACGGCTACCGATACAAAGTGTACGTCCTTTACCGTTTGGTCTACGCCAGTTGCCTTTATGTTCAATGTTTGGCGCACGATTGCCAAGCTGAAAGCCACCTAGCCCATCTTGCATATTGCCCCAATCAACACTGACATGTTTACCTTGGAAATCATCATGAGCAATGTCTACACGGGTTAATTTCGCACGTTTAGCTTGTGTAACTAAGAAGTTATAAAGTCTTAATTCCCAACCACTTTTAGCAAAGTTACAACCACGGCCATTGATCATGATCAGGATTGTATTTCGTTGACCACCAATGCAGACAAAGCCAAAGTCTTCGCCCAGCACATAGCTTTGCTTATAAAAATTGAGACCATTGTTACGACAGTGAGTCGTTGAAAATCCGAATATGTGCTCTAAAGTCTCGTTTAATTCTTCTACAGCAGCCGACCACATATGCGTATCTAAAATATATTCTTCCTCAGCTTCATACTTTGAAGTGACAAAGCCTGATGCATGCTCGATGGTGCCAAGTGTCTCAATGCCACATGTAAAGTTGACCCAGTCAATAACTGAAATCTCATTATCAGCAGGCATTCTATATTCGACATGCTTCACGCCATCATTGGTCATGATCATGTGAGTATGAGGAATTGTGTACAACGGGTTGTGTTGATACGGGAGATCGGCAGATTGTGGACGAGTATCGAATTTCTTTACCCCCATCTTATTAATGGGGGTTCCAACTGCCTTATTTTCCATTCCCCCCGATAAGACAGTGGGTATTGGTTGTTTTTTATACTGAATCTCAGTGCGTGTAGATTTATCGCCATCCTTCGGATAAGTGCGATCAAGACTACCCTTTTTATACTTGTCCATTAGCAAATCCCCATAGCTCTAAAATTATCGTTCTCAGCTTTTATAGCGTCACAGTAAGCAGCGACTTTAGGGTTCTTAAAGCCCCACTGGATCATTGTTGATTCAATATAAAAAAGGACAAATTCAGTCTCAAATGCAGGATTACCACCGACAATAAGTTCGACACCCCTGTCGTGAACGATCTTGGCTACAGTCTCAAAAGCTAATTCTTTTTCCATGCAACAACATCACACGTAACAATTTGACAGAAATATAACAGAATTGCATGCAACATCGCAACGTGTGACACAATAATGTTGTTGCATGAAACAATGTTAGGACATCACATGAAAAAATCAGACTTATCAAAAACTTATAGAATACGCGGGGAATTCGTGGAATCGATCAAAGAAAAATCACTTGATTTCATTATCGAAACGAAGGAAAGAATTGAAGAAGCTGACATAATTAATGCTTTAATTTATAAACACTTAGGCAGCATTACATCTAAAGATGTAACAAAATATATCGAGGAGATAAAAAAAGCAGATTAATTATATTTGTGGACCCCGACTACTAGGAGAAAAAATGAAAAAAATAATTATCTGGAGCTTGCTAACGTTAGCAAGCATCCAAAGTCATGCAGAAGAAATCACAGCACATGTTGTCTTTAGCAACGAACAGAAAAAAATTATTGCAATAGTTGTCAACTCAAAAGATCAAGAAAAAAGACTTAAATGTGAAGAAATAATTATAAGCAATGATGGACGAGAGATAATAAAAAAACAGGCGGAAAAAATAAATCAAAGAGTTTTAAAATTGACATTCACATGCAATCTATAACTACCCTCTTCAACTTCGCATA